AAGAGATATTTCAATTTAGGGATGATATTCATCCTCAAAGTACTATAGGTAGTATCTATATTGATGATAAATTTGAATGTTATAGTCTTGAAGATACTATAAGACCTTTTAGTATTAAAGTTAAAGGTTATACTGCTATACCTGCTATTAGTAGTGGTTATTATGTAACTATTACTCATAGTAATAAGTTCAATAGAGATGTATTAATGTTATGTTCTAGTTTAAAAGATGTTAATACTATTGATCATTTTGGTATTACTTTTACTAGAGTTTATTCTCATGGTGGAAATAGACATGAAGATACTGAAGGTTGTATTTTAGTAGCTAAGTATAAAGATGCTAATACTATATATGGTACACATGAAGGAGAACTATTTGATAAAGTTAAGATTTGGCTTGATGATGGTTATACTGTTAGATGGAAGATTTTTAATCATAAAATAAACCCTTAATGTTCAATACTATATTTACTATAAAAGATGGTGATTTAGTTCTTAATAAAGAAGCTATATTACTTGAGTTACCTTTTAAGACTATACTTAAACGCGATAGAGGTAGTACTGGTGATCATCAAGGTAGGTTTAAACTTGTTGCTTACAATGAGTTTAAATATATTTATTATATTGCTGATTATAATAGTTATCCTAATCAACATGGATTTACTGAAGCTAAGAGGGATGTTTATGCTGTTAACCATTGTGAGTTAATATCTAGTTGGAAACCTGATGTAGTTGTTGATGCTGCTATTAAGTTATATAAGAGTAATCAGTATTCTGTACCTAAAGAAACAAGTCTTGAATTAATTAGATCTTTTAGAGGTATTAAAGATATGATTAAAAAGGTTAGAGGTAATCTTGATAGACTTCAGGATAAAGATTCTTTAACCAAAGAGGATATTGCTGATATATTATATTATTATCAACAACTACTTAATTTAGGTAAAGATGTACCTAAAATGACAGCTACTTTAAGAGATGCTATGAATGAGATTGAAAGAGCTGATAAGAAACAGGTTTATGATATGGTTAGAGGTACTGATGAAGCTGTACCTTCTAGTATGGATCCTGATAGGGAATATGATGTACAAGTAGATTAGATAAATAGTATGGAAACTATACCTTTTATAAACTATGTAAATGAGGATAAATCTCAGTATAGATTTGCTAATACTGAGTTTAATAAATCTATTAATGAAAGTTATATAGATGCTGATGAAGATTTCCTTATAGGTAATTCTGGTGGATTCCTTATGAATATTGATTTTAAATTCATTAATGTTCATTTGTTTACAGAGGTTGCAGAAGCGTATAGTAGAAATATATTAAATCCTAAGCTTACAAGTTGGATAATAGGTTTACCTGAAACTAAGACTGAAAATAGAAATAAGTATTATTATTGTCCTTATTTAAAAGGTACTATTGAATACGATAGATTCTGGAGTAGAGAAACTATTCGTAGACGTAATGGAATGACTGCTAAATGTAAGCTTCTTAAAACAGGTGAAATTGTAGATTTACATATTACAGGAGATCATTATAATTATCTTAATTATAGTAGGATTCAAAGGACACCTACTAAACCCGAAAGAGAGTATCTTCATAGTATTAGTGATTATAAGACAGAACTTATTGGTGGATTTCCTAGATTTTGGGATGGTGATTATTGGAATTTTAAGACTGATTTGTTTATTGCTAGAAATAAGTTTCATTTAACTAAAGCTAAAGCTAGAGGTAAAGGTTATTCTAATAAGAGAGGTAGTCAGAGTTCTAATACTGTTAATCTTGTAAGAGGTGCTGTTATAGTATTAGCTGCTGATATAATTGATTATCTTACTGATAAAGATGCTACTGGTTATATGGTTAAACGTAATCTTGACTGGTTTGAAGATAATACTCATTGGAAGAGAGGTTATGTATCTGAAAATCTTGAGAATTTACATTTAGGATATAAGACTAGAAAAGGTGGTAATAAGATTTATGGTTATGACAGTAAGATGTTTTGTGTATCTTTACATAATAATGAATCTGCTGCTATTGGTAAACGTGCTTTAGAAATAGATTTTGAAGAGTCTGGTAAACTTAAGAATTTAAGGAAGGCTCTTAATGTTACAATGAGTAGTACAGAAGTTGGTGCTGGTAATGTTGGTACTATACGTGCTTATGGAACTGCTGGTACTAAGAATGCAAACTGGGCTGATTTTGCTTATTGTTTCTATAATCCAAATGCTTATCAAATGATGCCTTTTGAGAATGTATGGGATAATAATTCTAGACATGCTGCATGTGGTTTCTTTCATCCTCAAGTATGGAACATGGAACCGTTTATGGATAAGGATGGTAATAGTCTATTAATGGATGCTTATGAGTATGATCTAATCAATAAAGAAAATGCTGCTAAGAATATGACTATTTCTGATTATCTAATATATGTTGGTCAACGTGCTAATAGTCCTGAAGAAGCTTTTAAAAATGCTACTGAGAATATATTTAGTAGTCCTGAGTTAGATGCTCATGTTAATAATGTTAGATATAATCCCGAGTATAAATATTATAGGGATGGTATGTTAGTTGATACTGATAAAGGTTTAGTATTTAAGACTAATAAAGAGATGCTTGGTAGTAGTTCTAAAGTTCATCCTTTTATTGAGAAAGTACCATTTGATTCTAATGATGATGTTTATGGTTGTATAAGAGAATACTATCCTCCTTTCAGAGATAGAGATGGAATTATACCTAAGAATCTTTATTATGCTGTTTATGATACTGTTGGTAAAGATAAGGATGCAGATACTATTATAAATAAGAACTCGCTTAATAGTATTAATGTTATGATGTTTCCTAATAATATATCTAATAGTACTGGTGATATACTTGTTGCTAGTTATGCGGGGAGACCTCCTAAAATGGAACAGTGTGATAGGATATTCCTTAAGCTTTTAAATAGATATAATTGTAAGGGATTACCTGAAGTTGATAGGGGTGAAACAGTTCATAACTTTACTAGATGGAGAAGTTTACCTAAGTTGTATAAAGACCCTACTAAGGTTATTAATGATCCTAAGACTGATGAAAGTAATCTTGGATATGGAGTTAATATGGGTGGTGGAGATAAGGCTTCTCAAGCTACTGAATATCTTGCTGAATTGTTATATACACCTCTATCTAAAAGAGATGATGGAAGTGATGTACTAGTGTTACACCATATTAAAGATTTACCGTTTTTACTAGAATTACAAAACTTTACTAAAGATGGTAATTTCGATAGGATTAGTAGTATGAGATTAGCACCTTTACTAAGGAAATATGCTGATATTAAAAAGATTAAACCTAAAGGTACAAATAAGAGGAGTATATATGATATTATTGGATTATATGGTTATAAAGATAAGAATTAATGGCTAGACGACAGAATCAAAGAAGTAGTGTTACTGCTAAGAATACTAAGGATTGGTATGTTCCAAATATTGATTATTTTATTACTCTTGGTGAGTCTATGAATGATAAACCAGATGTTATTAGTAATATGAATGCATCTAATGGTATCATTGATGAAGATACTTATAAATATGTTTTAGAACCTATGTCTGCTGATGGTAGTTCTAATAAGAAACTTCCTGGTACTATACGTGATATAGATTTTATTACTCCTATTAGAGAAAAGAATATTGGAGAATATATAAATCTTCCTTATAATTTCAATGTTAAAATCAATGATCCTGATATGGTTCTATTAAGGGATGCTAGTGTTGGAACTGAACTTTATAAAATGTTGGAAGATGAGTTTGTTAAAAGGAATCAAGAGTTTCAGCAACAAGGTAATGTAGGTGCTACTCAAGTAGACTTTACAGATGAAGCTAGTAAGATTAAAGAAAAATGGTTTACAAATAAGGCTGTTAAAGGTGAAAAACTTATTAATCTTATTAATGATGAAAATGATTTTGAAAATAAGAAATTAACTAGTTTTAATTATTGGTGGGCTACTGAACAATTTTATACTTATAGATATATTAAAAATGGTCAATTCTTTTGGGAATTAGTATCTCCTTTAGAAGGTTATCCTATTAGTAATAATAGTGAGTTTGTTGAAGATCATAATGCTTTTTTAAGGAAAGATAAACTATCTATATATGAGATTGAAGAATTGTATGGAGAAGATTTAAGTGATAATGATAGAACTTATCTTAATAGACTTGTTGATATTTATGATACTGGTGTTAATAATGTAACTGCTGATGTAATATTAGATTATACTGGTAGAAAAACTATTGGTGATGATGTAGTTAAAAATAGTAATATCAAATATGATTTTGCTA